CAACGGCATTAAGGTCGATAAAAACTGCTTCATTGACTATTACCAGGGGAAGTTAACAAACCCCCAATTTAATTTAAATCGCAGTAAAATATACACTCAATATAATTTACTTACCACCACATCTCGCCCATCTAATACGTTTAATAGTATTAATTTTGCAGCATTAAATAAAGATAATAGTGAGCGTATGTGTTATCGTCCAGAAAACGATAAATTCATTGAATTAGACTTTCAGGGATATCATCCACGATTAATCGGTGAGATGATTGGGTTTGATTTTCCTAAAGATAAAAATACATACGATGTATTAGGTGAAGTATTAGGTGTATCACAACAAGAGGCTAAAGAATTAACATTTAAACAATTATATGGTGGTGTTTGGTCTGAATACCAAAATAAATCATTTTTTAAAGATGTACTTAAATATACAGATAGTATATGGGATACGTACCAACATGGGGGATCATTTAAATGTGAAAATAAGATATTTATATCTGACTCTGAGATGACTCGATCAAAGTTATTTAATTATATAGTTCAAAGTAAAGAAACATCAACTAATGTTGAATTATTAGAACTAGTATTTAATAAATTAGAAGGTAAAAAAACAAAATTAGTATTGTATACTTACGATGCGTTTTTATTTGATTATAGCAACGAAGATAAAGGTTTAATCCAAGAAATAGTCAATATATTGGATTATCCCGTCAATATTAAACAAGGTAAAACGTATCATGGTTTGGAGAAACTATAAATATTTATTATGGAACAAACTATACTAGATTTGAACAAGCTTTTCTGTACATTCACATCTCCAGCAGATTTGGAAGAAACAGTAAACACAATAAATCGTCGTTACGCTATTCTATTCAATAAGATTTTTATCTTAGAATCTCCACAAAGCGATGAATTAATGTGCACTTACAATATTGACTCGGGCAACACAGCAGATGCACCGATGGCTAATACTATCCTATTACATCGCAAGAAGGAAACTAACTCGTTATATACCATCAACGCTTTAAATACATTGATTAAAGAATTAAACAATGGTTATTTAGATAAGAACTTTATGGTTGAATGGAACAATTACAAAAACTGTATATTACTTACAGACGGACCTAATCTAAGAAAATTAGATACAGCAATACATAAGATTATAGACTTTAGTAAGTAATTTTGGCTGTCAGATTTTAAGTTCGTATATTTAAGCTTAAACAAATAATAAGTTATGGATTTATCATTCGTAAAGCAAAAGCTTGAGGCTAATGCTAACAAATCAGCAGGTCGTGAAAAAATCGACTACACAAAAATTTTCTGGAAACCAAAACCAGGCAAGTACCAAATCAGAATTATCCCGAACTCATTCCGTAAAGAATGGCCGTTACGTGAAATTCAAATGCACTATGGCTTCTCAAAAGGACCAATTTTAGCTCTAAACAATTGGGGCGAAGAGGATCCAATCACTGATTTCGCTAAGAAATTGCGTAAATCAGCTGATAAAGACGATTGGCAATTAGCTAACAAAATCTCTCCTAAAACACGTTATTTTGCTCCAGTAGTCGTTCGCGGTGAAGAGAGTATGGGCGTTCGTTTATGGGAAGTAGGTAAGTTAGTAAATGACCAATTAATGGGAATTGCTTCAGATGAAGATTATGGTGACTTTACAGACATTACAGACGGTAGAGACTTTACAGTTGAAGCGATCGAAGATGTTATTGCTGGAAGAAAAGGTATTAAATGTACTCTTCGTATTAAACCTAAAACATCTCCTATATCTGATGATTCAGCATTAGTAGGTAAGGCTTTAAACGAGCAACCAGACATTTTAGCTATTAATCGTAAGTATACTTATGATCAATTGAAAGATGTATTACAAAAATGGTTGAACCCTGAAGAGGAAACTACAACAGAATCAACTCCAACAGTAGCCGCTACTGATGATGAAGATGATTTTTTGAAGGACATTAATGCTCCAATTCAACCTTACTCTTTAGATGTAAAACCTAAAGAAACAGCAACAGACAAATTTGATTCACTCTTCAATGACTAAAAATGGCAACGTCCAAAGAAAAAAACTTAACATCAGTAGTATCTGAATCGTTAAAAAAATCCTTTGATATTAATGCATACAAGAAATCTAAATTCTTGGATGAAACAACTAAATTCAAAGAGCAGAAGTGGATTCCCTTTTCACCTGCAGTAAAAGATGCATTATCTATTCCTGGGATTCCTATGGGCCATGTTGCTATTGCTAGAGGAGGTTCTGACACTGGTAAAACTACATTAATGATTGAAACAGCAGTTAGTGCCCAAAAAATGGGCATACTGCCTGTATTCATCATTACTGAGATGAAGTGGGACTTTGCTCACGCTCAAACAATGGGATTAGAATTAGATGCTGTTCCTGATGAAGAAACAGGCGAAGTAATTAACTATAAAGGATTCTTCATTTATGTTGATAGATCATCTTTAAATACAATTGAAGATGTTTCTGCTTTTATAGCTGATACTTTAAATGATCAAGCTAAAGGTAAATTACCTTATGACTTGTTATTCTTATGGGATTCAGTAGGTTCTATTCCGTGTGAAATGAGTGTTAAACAAGGTAACAACAATCCTATGTGGAATGCTGGTGCTATGGCTACTCAGTTTGGTAACTTTATCAACCAACAATTTCCGTTATCACGTAAGGAAAAATATCCTTACACAAATACATTCTTTGTAATTAATAAGACAGGTGTTCAACCAGCTTTAACGCCTATGTCTCAACCAAGAATGACAAATAAAGGTGGTAATGCAATGTATTGGGATGCTTCACTCGTTATTACATTTGGTAATGTAACTAATAGTGGTACATCTAAAATCAAAGCAGTTAAAAACGGAAAAAATGTTGAGTTTGCAAAGCGTACTAAAATAGCAATTGACAAAATTCACGCTGACTGTGGTGTTGCAACTTCATCAACTGTAGTTGCTACTCCTCATGGATTTATTCCTGATGAGGATAATGCAATTAAAGCTTATAAAAAACAACACGCTAATCAGTGGTTTGAAGGACTGACCAATGTAGATGATTTACAAATTATAGAAGATACTAGCGAATGGGATGAAAGTAGCAAGATATCTCCTATGATAGAAATAGATAATAATAATGCAGAATAAATACTTTGATTTAATTTCAAGTATTCAACCTGACAAACGCACTTCACTTAATTCAATTTTAATCATAGACGGCCTCAATGCTTTTTTGAGGTCGTTTACTATGATTAATCATCTCAATGCAGACGGGCATCACATAGGTGGTTTAACTGGCTTCCTTAAGTCAATAGGTTATGCTATTAAGATGCTTAGTCCAACAAAAGTAGTAATTGTATTTGATGGCATTGGCGGTTCGAGTGCTAGACGAAACTTATTTCCCGATTATAAGGCTAATCGTAATGCTAATCGCATGACGAACTATTCCATATTCCAATCTAAAGAAGAGGAATCGGAAAGTATAAACAACCAAATGCAACGTTTAATATTGTATTTGAAATGTTTACCCGTTACTGTTATTAGTATTGATGGATTAGAGGCAGATGATATTATTGGTTATTTAGCTCATAAATTTGAGAACTTTCCTGAAACGCAAGAAATAAACATTATGTCTGCTGATCAGGATTTCTTACAGTTAGTGTCGCCTAAAACATCAGTATATTCGCCTACTAAAAAGAAAATATATAAACCAAAAGATGTATTTGATCAGTTTGGGGTTAGTTCTACTAACTATATTAACTACAAAATACTATTAGGAGATAAATCAGATAACATTCCAGGAATTACTGGGTTAGGCCCAGTAAAATTATTAAAATTATTCCCCGAGTTAACAAGCAATCATTTAGTTACATTAGATAGTATGATTGAAAAATCAGCTGAATTAGTTAATGAAAATAAATTATATTTAGCTGTAGTAGAAAGAAGACATCAGCTATATATTAATAAACAATTGATGAATTTAACAGGTGATTTCTTATCACCAGATAATAGATTATTAGTGAAACAAGCATTTACAGAGTATTATGAATTAAATAAATACCTGTTTCATCAAATATATGTGAACGATAAATTAGGAGAAAGCATACCAAATGTAGATGCTTGGGTATCAGAAGTTTTTGGGTATCTAAATTCTTTTAATTAAATTTATAAAACAGTTATGACAACATTACAAAAATTAATACAATATGGACCTGGATTCCAAACTAAAGTAATTGGAGCACTATTAACACAGAAGAATTTCTTAGTTAATGTATCTGATTCGCTTGAAAAGGAATATTTTGAAAACCAATCCAATCAATGGATTATAGGTGAAGTACAAAAATACTTCAATCATTATCATACTGTACCTACAATGGAGGTACT